TGTTAATATTTGAATTTAAAATAGTTAATGTTGTTCCAGAAAAAGAATAATCTACACCCTCATTTAAAGCTAAATTACCCCAATTTAAAGAATACATAAAAGAACAAGTATTAGATAATGTTAAAGCTATACCATTATATGTAAACGTTTCTTTATATTTTGTTTTAATATCATCTATTGTTGCAACTTGAACACCATTAATATTAACAATATTACCATCTAAATTTAAAAAACCGTCTGTACTTAATCCTAAATTATTATTTCCTATAGATATAGTTGTATTGTTATCTGGGCTATAAATAGTTCCGCTTAAATGTGAATCTAAATCAACAACATTTTGTAAAGTTTGATGAGCCTCCTCCTAGAAAAGATAAAGCACTTAAAGACGTTACGCCATCTCCTATTTTATAATTTCCTGTTTGCTCTAAATAAACTATTTGACCTACTTTTAATATCAAAGTAGCATTAGTTGTAAACCATGCCGTGTCTTTATAAGCTAGTTGTATATCTAAGTTTGCCATTAATTAATAGGGTCTATAATTGTTGATGTATTACTTGTAATTGTGTCCATTATTTGAGTTAAAACCTCAACTGTATAAGTGCCACTTGTATTGAATGTTTGTAGTACGTTTCCGTTTTGGTCTTTTATTTCTACTGTAAAATTACCAGCCATTGAACCGCCTATATAAATATAGTTTCCGTTTAATATGTTTCCTGCTGCTATTGGTAAATTACAAGCATCATTTCCTAATGGACTACTAATAATTAAATCAAAATAATTACTAGCCACATCATCATCATTTCTTGAAGTGTCAGAAGTAACATTTATATTCATATCAACTTTAAAAGAACCAACTAAACCACTATTTGATACTTGTCGCATATACAGTGGAACATCCCAGCAAATACGCTCTGTATCACTTAGTACATGGTTTAAATTACTTAAATCTTTTTGCACTAAATCTGATATGATAATTAAATAAGTTCTACTAACTATTCCATTTTCAATACTTTGATTTTGTAAAATAGCATTCATAAATGGATAAACTATTTCCACATTAGTATCTGCTTCTGCTTCATTACCAAAGTAAAATGAATTAATCCCTTTATGCTTAACAGCAAACTGGCTTAATAATTCTATGTCTTGATTAAGTGTTAACATTTATCTTCACATCTATTATAGTAATCATTTAAAGTGTTTCCATTATCTCTAATATAAATACCGTTAAAATAATTTTTTCTACTTGCATTAACTCCTGATGTTGTAGCTTCATCATATTTCGGAAAAGTAGTTCTATTAACGTCTAGATAATCCATCAATAACTGTCCATATGCTTTAGCTTTTAAAGTCCATTCATCTTTTAAAAGTTGAACGTCATTAGTATCAGCAGCATTTGAGTTAGTACTATTTTTAACTTGAATACCTTTATTTTGATAAGCAAATTTAAAGCTATAACTAGATTCTGCTTTTACGTACCACGCCAAACATTTAGCTATATAATTATTAATTAAATTCTTTTCATTTGTGTAAGTTGACAAAGAAGGATTAGCAATTATTTTAGTCTTTAAATCTTCATATAAAGGCGTTCCTAATATAGTTTGGATATAAATATCCTGCACCATAATAATAGTGCTTTCAAGTTTTTTAAAGTCAACGTTTCCATCGACACCTACCAACTTTTTAAAGTAGTCTTCTTGTATAAATAAAACGTCAGCCATTATTTTTTAACTTTTCTTCGTTTAGTAATTGCATTAAATAAATGTCTACAATCAGGGTCTACAACTCCAGTATCAGGATTAGTATAATACCCGCCTCGATAATCCCAAACATTAGTACCTAAATCATTTTCCATACTATCTAATGATTCAAAAGTCCAACTTTTCGTTTTACTTAATTGCATCATTTTTTTGCAATACGGACGAGATGATCCGCCTTTTTTTAAATCTGGTTTATCTGGATTAACATCGTATTTATATACTGTGTAAATTTCATCACTTACAATAGGCTTAGTTTCTTTTTCAATAGCTTTTTCAGTTGGTTTAAACCCATCACTACTATCTAATAAAAAACCATTATCTATTAACCTAGCTAAACTTTGTTCTACTTTACTAAAATCACTTTGAGTTAATGTTACTAATTCATCAATAGTTAATAAAGGATTTCCTTTTAAAGCTGTTAAAATAGCATTATCTAATTGTTCTACTGTAACAACTAAAGCATCTGCAAACTTCATTATTTGACGCTCATATTTTAAAGCATCTTTTGAGTTATGAATGTGCGCTGCTTCGATTAATAAAATATCATCATCATTGTCATCTATTGCACACGCTTCTAAAGCTAATAACACTTTATCTGTTTTATCAGAACTAAATAAGCTTTTTATTCTTGACATAATCGTAGGCTTTGGAGTAATTACACCCAACCAAATATTAGCATCTTCTTCGCTTAATCCAAAACCTTTTAAGGCTAATAATGATTGTTCAAGTGTAGCCTTACCGCTATCATAATCCTTTTTAATACCATGCATATTATTCAATTGCTTTCTAGTCATTGATTTAATATGTTCATTTGCATTACTTCCATTTGAACTATTTGAAGCGGCTACTGGCATACCGTTAGCATCTACTTTTGGCGTTCCGTCTGGATTTAATTCTGCATTTTTAGGAGGCAAAGATGCTAATGCTCTAATCTCATCTTCGCTCATAGACTCTAAAACCTTGTTAGCTACTAATGGACTTAATGAATTAATTGCATCGTTTACTTTTTGAGCAGCGACTTTAGCAACCTCCTCTGTTTCATAGCCTTTTAAAGCACGTCTTTCAGCTACACTTAAATCAATATCATTACTCAAGTCAGCACCTACTAAACTAATAGGGTCAAATGTCATTTGTAAATATTCACCAGTTTTTACAAAAGATAAATAAGATAAAAATTCTAATAAATCATTTTGTCTAGGTTCTACATACCCTTTTACAAATAATTCTTGTAACGTTAATAAGTCAGGCGAACCACTTAAAAAACTATCGTCAAATTTAATATTAAATAATTCGCTAGCCATTTCATGCCCTGCAAATATTTTTTTTAATGCTCTTTTAGATGTATATAAAAAACGCTCCGCCATATCAGTCGGAGTAACGTCTATAACCTCTGGTGCTTTATCCTCTCTATCAGAGTGAACAATCATTACACTTTCTCCATCTTCACCTGTGTACGTTCCTTTGAATCCTTTATCAATAGCACTAATCATTTTATCGTCTGGCACTCCATTAAAGAAATTAATGATTTTACCCATTGATAAACCATTATTTACCATATTACTATTAGCTACACTAATCGCTATATCAGTATTCACATCTTCAACGATACTTTGATATTGAGCAGTTGGATAAACAGTATTTAATCTATTTGCAGTAGCAGAATAATATTTAAAATCAATAAAGAAGGTACCTATTTGCTGTTCTTTATCATTCCACTTTTTAATCTCTTTTACTTCTCTTTGATATTTATTTTTACTCCAATCTTTACAGAAAAATAATATATCCCCATCTTCTGATAATCTACAATTAGCAGAGTTTAAAAAATACATTTCTATTGGATCGCCTTGTAAGTTTGTAATAACTTCAATGAATTGGCCATTAAATATCTCGGTATTTAAACTGATTTTTTTACCTACTTGATTTAAAGTTTCTTTTTTATTGAAATTATCTATAAAAGCATTTACTTTAATATCATCAACTTTATCTTTAGCCTTTAATCCTTTTCCCCAAATATAACGAGCTTTACGATTTAAAATAGCTCTATGTTCTGGATGATCATCATATAACCTAATTAACTCTTGCGGATAAAGATTGTTTTTACCATATTTTACATATCCATTATTATCTAATGAAAATGTTAATTTAGGCATAGATTTTAAATTAACGTTTATGTTTGATATTGTTACTTTATTATCCATTGAATACTACTGTTTGCGTTTGATTGCCGTTATATTGTGTTAATTCGGCTGTATTATCTGGTACCTCTAATTTGCCTGTTTCTATTTTATTAGTTGCTAATGTAGGGTCTAAACTCGTTGTACTCGTTTGCTCATAAACATTATAAGTATAAAATCCAGTTAATTCTAATTCAAACGTTCCATTTAATAAATCTTCTGTTGTATTCTCAATTAAATTGAACTCATTATAACGTACTGGATTAGCACTAATATCATTAGCAATAAAACATTTAACTGCCCCATTTTGGTCGTTTATAACCTCAAATAAATAAACTGCATTTTCTAGTGTAGTCTTTTCAGATAAGGTTAAAATTCTATTATTAGTGCTATTTTTATTAATTAGAATCACTAATATACTATACAAAAAAAAGTATTTTTTACAAAATAATGTAAATAAAAAAGTAGCCTTATGGGGCTACTTTTTAATGTAATTAATTTAGTTTAATCTTATGGTGTTAGTAATCCCGCTAAAATTGCAGGGTCTACTTTTTTAGCCGCTTGTGTTGCACGCCCTTTTACTGTTAAGTTAGTACCCATGAAATCACCTAATGCGGTTCCTGATTCAAATTTAGAATCAATGCCAATAGTTCCAAATTCACGCCCTAACATCCAAGCGTCACCATTTTGCATTACTGCAATTAATAAGCATTTGTTTTTTAAGATTAACGTAATTTCTTCTTGATCTAAAGTATTTAATTGGTGCATTTTAATAATAGCCTCAAAATCAAAAGCATGAGAACCATTTGGCTGACTTGATGTGCCAGTATAAGACCAAGATCCTTGTTCAATTTCTTGTGCAATAGTTTTAAATGGTACTGTCTTTGTAATAGCAGTAACTACGTTTGCTGTTAATGTAGCCGTTAACATATTACTAAATGGTGTAATATACCAACTAGCAACACCCGCAGGTGTTAAGCAGTCTTTTAATGCGTAATTTTGTGTTAGTGGACAAGCCATTTTTTTACATTTTAAATATTAATAATAAAGAGGGGATTAATTAAAACCCCCTCATTTTTTTATCCTCCGTATAAAGTGATATAACGTTGGTTAGTTACCCATGTAGCCATAGCTTGCGTATTCTTAATATAACGTTGCATTGCTCCATTTGCTACTTTATCAATTTGTAAAGAGTTTAAGTCACTTGTAGCGTCAGTTAAAACTTTTAGATAACTTGGTAAAGTTAAAACTCTAAAAGTTGCTCCTAATGGGTGAAACTCAATTTCAACTCCATTGTAGTAAATTTTCTCATTTGCTCCAGAACCTTCAATTAAGAAATTGATTTGTTGTGCTGCTCCTACTGCGTTGTTAGCAATTTTAATTAATTGTCTATCTGCTAATGGCGCAAAAATACGAGGCAATTCACCAGTATTATTAATTACTTTTTGGTCTGCACCAGCATATACTTTAGCGTATTCAGCAGCTATGTTAGCAGCCGTTACTTTTGTTCCAGTTACTTTAATATAGTCTCCTAATCCAGCACCTGGAGTTGTTTTAGATTGTGAGTTATTATATAACGTTCTAACTACTAAAGAATCAAATAAAGTAGTTGGCATTGCTGCTACTGCTGTTTGAGCTGCTGCTGTGATAGAGCCTTGTCCTGCGCCTGGTGCTAATGCCGCTACTGCTGCTTTAGTTGCTGCCGTTGCACCGTTCCATAATTTACTTTCAATATCTGCACCAATAGCTGGTTGAATTTGAATTAAAACTTTTTTATCAAACTCATCAGATACTACTTCATAAGCACCTGCTTTCATTGATTTTTCAAAACGAGTTCCTTTTAATGAATTATCATTGATACGATCTTCATAATTAAAAGCTACTAAAGAAACTGGCGTAGAACTAAAGTCTAAATCAATATCTCCAGTTGCGGTTA